GTTTGCGAGACTTGACTACTGGACCACCTTTGCCGCTATGAAGAGTACCAGACTTGTACTCACCCATAACTTTACCAACTTTCTCTGCTTTACCTTTTTTAGTTGTCGGCTTTTTCATCTTTGTCTCCTTTACCTAACCAGTTCTGTATAGTACGCAGTTCGTAGATCCTAAACCCCGTCCAGATGATCGTAAACAGGGCTGCAATGGCCGGAAGTATGTCTGCTAGTGTCCCGATGACGGTTACGACAGAAACGGCGTCTACGGCTTGTTTAGTGGCTTCTGTGGTCATGGTTTCTCGGGCCAAGTAATGTCATGGGGAAAACCTGCTTGGGCAGGCACATCTCTGAGTCCTTGGCGATAGACTTCCCAAACACCGGGGATGTTCTGGTTTAACTCTAGATTCTTAATGACTACCCAGTCACATTCTGCCAAGCGGCGGTCACGGTCTGCCCTGACTGCTTTAGCGGCTTCAGCGTCTATCCGAGCCTTGTAAGCGGCTTCCTGTTCTGCGGCTGTTGCCTCTTCGTTATCTGTAAAGATAGGGCCGATAGACCATTTCCACAACCAACGACCTTGTGCATCCTGCTCAACACCGTCTTTATAAGCGGTTTGATAGCGGGTGGTAGTAGGTGTCGGTGACTCAAATACTGGGTCTAGTCCTAGTTCCTCTACTAATGCAGGTGTCCATTGGCTAGGGAAAGAGGTGTTTGGATACATCGACCTTACTTCGCCTTGGGATTTGATTTCTCCCGTTGACTTGACTCTATACATGATTACTCCTTACGAAATTGCTAAATATAAATATGTTCCAGTATTGACGTTTGCATTTAAGGCTGTTTCATTCACCGTAAACCCTGTGGAAGAAACATCTACCCAATCCTGTCCGGTTGTTTCTGCGGCGGTGGAGTTTAGGAACAATGCTGGATCATTTCCTGTTGGTAGACCGCGAGCAGAGTCGCCAACAATCCAGTTTCCAGTAGAGTTAGTTCTTTTTACAAGAATAAAGCGAGGTTGGAAGTCTGTGGTTACCGTTACAGATGAGCCGTTGCCCGTGTAAGAACCTACCTTGCTAACACCGGATAGTGAAGCAAAGAGGTATGCGACATAAGTGCCACCTGACGCATTAACTGCACTATTAGTTCCAACTGAAAATACAGTTGATGTTGGAGCAACATAACTTGTTCCGTTTCCAAAATATGATGAATTTGGAGGGTCTCCACTAAATGTTCCATTTAGCGTTGCTTGAGTTGGGATATTTGTTTGTAAAACAGGCCAATCTTCAGCACTATTTCTTCGTTTCACAATCATCAACTCAGGCGCAACACCTAAGTTATGGCTCACCGTTGTTGCTGATCCAGTTCCCGTATAGCAGACCACATCAAAGAAGCCGGGTGCGCGGCGAAATAGCCAGTTTACATAATTAGAACTACTATTTAGAAATCCTCCATCCGCTGTTCCTTGCTGATACCCAGTCTGCACTTTATTAAATTGAACGCCATAAGTCGTTCCGTCAGCACTTTCAACGCCAGTTGTATTTGGTTTTAACCAAGTCCCGCTTCCTCTTAAGCGGTCATATTCATATCTATCTCCAGTAGAATCTCTATTTGCCCATACCACTAAATCTGGTGTTACTGACGATGTAATGATTCGATTGTTAGTGCTAGTTCCGCTGTATGCAACAGGTTCAAACACACTCGTCCCAGTCGTAGGAGTCTTCATCGGCCCACGGCGAATGGCGATGTAAATGTATGAATTGCTTGTACCTAAACCCTGAGCAAAAAAGCCCGTAGAAGTTACTTTGACAGAAGAAGTTAAAGCATCTTCTGCGTCAGATACGTTTGCTTGCAATCGCTGGTCGTTGCCGTCCGTAGTCCACCCACGCATCGTGTCGTAGATGCGCCAGTCGGATGCGGAGTTTGTTCTTTTGAACATAATCCATTGAGGCTCATAACCCAAATCTACTGTTGCTGTTGTAGTGCTTAATGTAAACGACCCACAACTAATCACATTATCAGAGCCAGCATCACCAAAGCCACCTGCGTCATGGGCGAAGAGGTAGGCGACATAGGTTCCGCCGTTAGCGTTTATTGAAGCACCGTCCCCAACAGTAAAAACTGTTGATGTAGGGGTTGTGCTGTTCCATGATGAAGTTGTTAATTCTGCATTTGTAGCATTTAAGTAAAGTTGTTTATTATTTGCTAAAGACCGATGATAAACATCCCAGTTTTCTCCAGATGCGTTTGTTTGCTTAACAAAAATAGCACCCGGCACAGATCCAAGATTGTGCGATATAGTTCTTCCAGCAGTACCATTACCAGTCCAAGTAACTACATCAAAAAACTTCTCTGCTTTGCGGAAGGTCCAAGAGACGTAGGTGTCCGCGTTAGTATTTGGCCCACCAGATCCCAAGGAAAATCCGTTAGCATTATACGCTGTAAGCGAGTTAGCCCATGTGTCACTACCGTTTGTTAGATCGGAATACAGGACTTTATTTGTCCCGCGTGCTGTGTCAAATAAGTAGTTGTTGTCTGCGCCTGTTGCCCTTTTTTTCGTCCAAACAAGGCCACCCTCAGTAGACAGGTCTATATTGTTGGTGATGGTCTGTGTAGAGCCGTTACCCGTATATAAGAAGCACGACATGACGTCTTCCACGTACAGTTTAGGTGCGCCAGCAGTACCGGCTAATGCTTTTCTTGCGAGCATAGTTATTCCTTAAGCGTCACCAACACGAGCGCCATAGACCTGTGTAGATACTTTCCACAGGGTGATTACTGTATAGCCAGAGGTGTTAAGCGTAGGAGCAACGCCACCGTTAGTCTTCCACACCACACCAGAGCCACCAAAGGTTGAGTCTGTCCAAGTCAGCGTGTAAGCAGTTCCATCATCGACCATCAGCGTTACAGACTCGCCAGCGGCAAAGTTCGTGGCCTTCGGTGTACGGCTTGCACCGAGGGTAATCAGTTGGATAGAGCCGTTGCCGGGGTCGATCTCAAATGCAGCGCCATCAGAGATGGTGTAGACATCTTCAAGGATTGCGCCGGTGATGGTAGGATCAGTCAGAGCAGCAGCACTAGCAGACAGTTTAGTAACTACGGTGGATCCGGTGCCTTTAGGCGTAATGTTAATATCAATGTTTGTATCGCTACCAGTAGCAGACAGTGTAGGACCTGCGCCAGTAGCAGCGTTAGCAACAGTAAACTCATTTACTGCTGATCCAGTCGCTGTAATCTTAAATACTTCGTTATTATTAGTATCATTGATACCAGTAATAACTTTAGGACTAGTAACAGTGAACGTAGATGGGTTAGTACCAATCTCAACTACGTTGCCGCCACTGTCTTTGGTATAGAGCCGCTTGTCTGCGGTATTGACTGCTAGTTCTGCGCCGCCAGCAGCGTTGGTTAAGTCACCTGCGCCTGGAGCGCCAGTGGTATCTTTTTTCTTGGTAAGAATTGTCGCCATAGTATAGTCTCCAGTTAGGCGTAAGTTCCACCACTAATGGTGGATGAAGATGTTAAGAATACGTTTTGTAGTTCAGCGTAGGTAATCTTTTTGCTTTTGTCAGCCGCAACAGACTCGCTGATGTCTACAACGTAGAATAAGTCGCCAGAGGCCAGATTAGAGCCTGTCAGTGCAGTAAGATCGGTTAGTTTTTTGTCAGCCATTTCAGCCCTCTAGTAAGAATAAGTCACCAGATTCAAGAATAAAGTTATCCCCGCCTTCCATCTCTAAATTATTATAAAGTATGTCAGGATAAAAAAAAAGTGGAAGATAACCATCAGAGGAAATCGTCCACTTCTTTGTTGCGGCAGCATCTACATAGACACGGATATAGTCCTTGCCTGCTTGTTTACCGCTGGTGCTAGCAATCTCGTAAGCAGCGATAGCACCATTATTGTTCATGCTGTTCTCTACAGCCGACTCTGATGCTATTTGGATAGGGATATAATCAACCCACCTAGTTAAACCAGTAAGATCAGTAATAGTACTAACCACCATAGACGTAGAGCCATTGGCGGTGTTATATACTGATGGGTAAGTCTGAGGAACCATAGTAACTCCTATGTTTTCTTTAACACCTTCATCGAAGATGCTAAAGAAAAGCCCCTTATGGGGGCAAAACCGTTAGGTTTTATTACCAGCCTGGACGACCAACAAGAACTTTAATCGTTGTTGAGGCAGGGTTAGTCTGCGTACCAGATTCGTTTTGGACACGAATGCTAACTACATCGGTAGCAGAAACATAGCCAGTAACGGTAAATCCAGCCAGCGTTACACCGAAAGAAATACCAAGAACCATGTCGCCAAGAGCAACACCAGGAACAGCAATGGTGTTAGTCTCTCCTGCGCCATCGGCTAGATCGCCAATATCCATCGTGGCACGGACTTCAATGACTTTCTCAAAAATGCCTTGAAACTGCTCACGACCTTCTTTTGCTACAACAACCGAGGTTGCATTTGCCATAATTATCTCCTATTTAGTTAAGAAGACCCCACCGAAGTGGGGCCGTATCACTATCAACCAGGGATAATCAGAGCAACAGCAGAGGTGTCACGCAGTTCACCAACGCCATACAGCGTGTCGGCGGTGAGCAGCGTAGCCAGATACTCTTGCTTGTACTGAGTCTGAACACGAACACCCAACTGCTCAACGAGCACACCAAACTCAGGGTGGGCCATCAAGCAGACACGGGGGTTAACGTCACCAGTGCCAGCAGTCGTAGCGGTGTCAGCGTTGGTCGAAACATAGACCTTAACGCCATAGATGTCACCGATCTGACCGTTGCGGATGGTGGAGCCATCGCCAACAAAAGCCTGCTCAGTAAACCGAGCGATGCCCATCAGCGTGTTACGAGCAACCGGAGGAACGATCATGAAACGACCATCCATCGGCACATCGCTGTCATCCAGACGCTGGATTGCACGGCGAATACCCTCATCCGTCAGTGCAGTCTCGTTACCAGTGTTGGTGTTAGCAGTCGGATCGAATGCCGTAGCACCGTCACCACCGATGAAACCGTTGGCATAGCCAAAGGTAGCATCAGTACCGTTCCAGGTGCCGCCTTGCGACAGACGACCCAGTTTAACTACATCGGTGTCGGTCTGGGTAGCCAGAGCGTAACCAGCGTCATCCGTGTAGAAACGGCGCAGTGAAGACATAGCCTGAACTTCAGCCAGATCTTCGATCAAGCGGCTGTACTCAAAGTGCTTGTCGATAGAAACCGACAGAGCCGTACCACCAGCAGCAATCAGAGTGACTGCATCGGTAGCAACTTTAGCAGAAGCAGAACCACGGGTGGGGGCAGGGAAGTAGACTTTGTCGCCTTTCTTGCCTTTGAAGTTCATCTTCTTGATGAGGTTTGCTGCTACAAGGTTCTTCTTGTAAGCAGCGATAATTTCGTCAGACCATACTTCAGGTACGAAACCTGCGGTATCGACTGCTGATTTAGTTACTGCATTACCTGGTGCAAATGCTTGGTTAGCCATTTTAAATATCCTTTATTAATGTTGTTAGTTTACCTAACCCTTCCCTCACGATAGGCCGCCATAATCTCAGGCTGCATCATATCGTATCGGTCTGGATCAGTTTGCATGAGTTTCATAATGTCTGATCGCCGATAAATCTTCTTAGAAGGTGCTTCATCACTGCCAGAAGCAACGGTGGTAGTCGCAGCCTTGATTGTCTTGCTCCGAGCCTCTTTCTCTGCCGCTACTGTCTGCTGTGCTGCTCCTCTGCGTTCTTTGTAGGAACTAAGAAGTTCAGACGCTGCATCATAATCGTAGCGTTGATCTGCTCTTAAAAACAACTCTTGCCTAACCTTGGATGCCATCACCCACTGTTGGAACCCAGGATCAGTAACAATCTGCTGATAATCTGGGTGTGTTGTTTGTAGAGCGTTCAGAGCCTTGGCTCGTTGCATCTCAAGAGTGAGTGCTTCCGCTTCTCTAATCTTGGGATGATTCTCAATAGCGTTTTCTACCGCCTTCTTTGGATCAGCAAAGAAGTCTACCTCTTCAGTAGATTCGGTTCTCAGTTGCTGTTTTGTTGTGGCTTGGGTGCGAATATAATCGTCAACCAGTTTGCGTAGTTCTCCGACCTCGCTGCCTTGGCGACCAATTAACTTCTCGGCCTCCATGTGCATCTTGGCAATGTCTTTGGCACTCTTACCCCGATATTTTTCAGGGAGTTCCTCTTCCATTTGCTCTTGACTCTGGGCTTCAACCTCAGATGTCAATTCAGCAGGATCTACTACAACTTCACTAGTTTGCGCTTCTTCTGCGCCTTCCTCAATAAAAGCAGCCATCTATGTCTCCCGTGCTAAACAGCATTAAGAAAGAACAC